AGCAGCGGGTCGCGTGCTTCCGGGTCTCACGCGCCGCAGGGCGGCAGAAGCTGCATTAATGAGGTGAGGAATGCCACTGCTGCGACTATTCCTGAAACCAGGAATTGACAAACAAAACACGGAATACGGGGCTGAGGGCGGATGGATCGATGGTGATTACATCCGGTTTCGATACGGCTTGCCTGAAAAACTAGGCGGTTGGACTTGGTTTAATGCGCAGGCTGAATATCTCATAGGGCTACCTAGTGACATCATCACGTGGAACGACCTAGTCGGGGTTCCACGATTGATCGTAGGCACTACACGCAAGTTATATACGTTCTATGGCGGCAATTGGTACGACATTACGCCTATTCGCGTAACCACCGCAGCAGGGGACGTTACTTTTGCCGCCTCAAACGGCAGCAACATTGTCACAGTCACAGATACTGCACACGGCGCTATCGTCGGTGATTTTGTGACCTTTAGTGGTGCCGTGAGCCTTGGTGGAAACGTCACGGCCACTTACCTTAATGCACAATTCCAGATCCTCACGGTTCCTACAGTTAACACCTACACCATCCAAGTTGGCGTAACGGCCAACAGCAGCGATGTGGGCAACGGCGGTGCAGCGGTTGTCGGGGCTTATCAGATTCACGTAGGACAAGAAGATTCTTACCAGGATCTCGGCTGGGGCGTGGGAGTTTGGGGTGCCTCTACTTTCGGTACACCTCGACCACCGTCAGCCGCATTAAATCTTACCTCCCGCGTCTGGCAATTCGACAACTTTGGAGAAGATGTCATTTGTCAGCTCGTGCAAGGGGAAATATACCTATACGATGCTTCATTCACCTCGACGCGTGCTACAGCGATTAGTGGTGCTCCTACAAAGAGCAACTTTGCTTTAGTCTCTACCCCTGATCGACATCTTGTGTGTTTTGGCACAGAAACTACGGTTGGTACGCCCTCAACGCAAGATCCCATGTTTGTAAGGTTTTCAAACCAAGAAGACCCCAACACGTTTTCTGAGTCTGCGACTAATACAGCAGGTGGCCAGCGACTAACAGACGGCACTTACATCGTAAGCGCCATTCGGTCACGTGGACAGATATTGATCTTCACCAATGGGGCTATGCACGGTATGCAGTATGTCGGCCCTCCGTACACCTTCGGCTTTCAACAGCTTGGTGCAAATTGCGATTGTGTGGGTCCTCATGCAGCCGTTGATGTTAACGGCGTTGCCTATTGGATGGGGATCAATGCATTTTATGCCTTTGACGGTACGGTCAAGAAGCTACCCTGCACGGTTCAAGATTATGTGTTCAAGGACATTGAATTCAGGCAGGCCAACAAGTTTATTGCAGGGGTTAATTCGCAATTCAACGAGGTGACGTGGTGGTATTGCTCCATCGGAGCCTCCTATCCTGACCGCTTTGTGACCTTCAATTATCTTGAAAATGTCTGGTCGATTGGCAGTATGCCTCGCACGGCATGGAATGATATCGGGACCTATAACTATCCCGTGGCTACGGAATACCTGCCAAACGGCACACAAACGCCCGTGGACGGTACGATTTACGGGTTAACCGCAGGTCGGGGGACCGTGTACCTTCAAGAGGTTGGCGTTAACGGGGTGGATGCAGACGGCTTTGTGCCTTTAACGTCCTACATTAAATCGGGTTATTTTGATATCGGCGATGGCGATCAAGTCATGTACATGAAGCGGTTTATCCCCGATTTTAAGAATCAGATTGGCGATTTGACCGTGCATTTGTTGTTGCGTTATTACCCTCAAGAAACGGCCAATCCAAGCTCTTTGGACCCTTACGTCATTACACCGACCACCAACAAGGTAGACACGCGCGCGCGAGGCAGGCAGATTAGTTTGCGCATTGAAAGTGACGAATTGGATGACAACTGGCGTTACGGCACCATGCGTGTTGACATCGTGCCTGATGGGTTGCGATGAGCAAGATTTTTAACGTCAGGCTACCTAACGCTTCTGCACAATACGACCCAGGGCAGTTCAATCAGCTTGTTCGGTCACTTGAACAGGTCATTTTGCAGCTTAATAATACCTATGGTTCAGTCACCGACCAGAACCAAGCGGCGGCTGCGGCATGGTTTGGAAAGTCCGCGAGCAGTGGGTTTGCATCCGGGATCCGTGGCGCTCAAATCAGTAATGGTATTGCATTGCCACATGCCATGCTACTTTCTGATGCTGACCAGACGAATGCCAGTATCACAGGCGAGAATCTTCTGACCTACACAACTGTAGCACTTGGCAACGGCATTACGGTAGAAAATAACAGTCGCATCAAAGTACCTTGCGCTGGCGAATACCTTGTTACCTTTACGCTTCAGGTTACTAATCGTGGCAACACCGCAGCGGAGTTTGAAGTGTGGGCCAAGGACACCGGCACAAACTTCCCGCTCAGTAATACCCGATTTGATATACCGGCACGTAAAAGCGGCTCTATTTGGTCGCATATCGTTCCTGCTATTACAGGCATTTTTACGGTAGACGATCCTGCAAATGACTACCTTGAAATCGCTTGGTGGTCCGATAGCCTTGATGTGTACTTAGAGCATTATGCTGCGGGAACCTCGCCCACGCGGCCTGAGATCCCATCAGTCATTTTGACTATTAACTTCGTTTCGGCTTTTTAACATGGCCAATAAATATTTTCGGGATGTATTGACGCCTGCCGCTAGTACAGAATCGGCTATTTACACCGTGCCTGCGGCTAACGCCGCGACGGTAGCATCCTTACGCATCACCAACCGCAACGCCAGCAGCGCCACACTGGATGTGAAGCTTTATCCCGCAGGCGGGGCAACGGGGTACTCCTTACTTAAATCTTACGTGCTGCCGACCAACGCCACCATGGACGTCTTCAGCGGTGTTCCGTTGAACATGGAAGAAACAGACGTGATCAAGGTAACTGCCAGTGTCACGACAGTGGACTTTGTCATCTCCTACCTAGAGATGGACAGGAACTAGCATGATCGCGCATAATTTAGGCCATCTTTCGCGTCCTTTCCCGACGCGCGGTCCATGGACCATGGCACAACCGGAAAGGTACTAACATGGAAGAAATGCAAGGTGTTATGTCGTTGCCTCAGAGCGGCGCTGCACGTGCTCCTGTTGATCCTCAGCAGGAGCAGGTGTTTCAGAAACTTCGTCAGGAAGTGCCCCCAAAGCAATTCAGTGATGAGTTACTAGGCGCAGCTTCGCAGGCCGATCCCCAGGCGGTCAAGGCCTTTGTTGACGAGCTTCGTTCGCTTGAAGTCCCGATGGACACGCTTGTCATGCTCAATGAGATGGTAGATGCCATCTTAGCCAATCCTCAAGATTACGAACGCATTCGCCGTCAGTACATGGCCCAAGGCATCCCCGAGGATGTGTTGCCTGAGCGGTTTGATGCCATGTTTTTTGCTGCATTGAACATGGCCCTTGATCAATTGACCGTGCAACAAGCGGCCCCTATAGGCATGGCAGGAGGGGGTATTGCAGATCTTGCACAGTATGGCCGTCACGGCGATACGATGCTTGCGCACATTACACCTGAAGAAGCTGCACTACTTAAATCCCGTGGTGGAAGCGGCACGATCAATCCTGTTACAGGCTTGCCTGAGTTTTTTATTGGCAAGCTTTTTAAGTCCATTGGCAATGCTGTCAAGAAGTTTGCTCAAAGCACCATCGGCAGGATTGTCCTTCCGATTGCACTTGGGTTTTTTGTTGGTCCTCTAGCACTGCAAACACTAGGTGTTACAGCAGGAACCGTTATGGGGACTGCGATCCAGGGGTTTGTTGGTGGCGCAGGAGCCGCGTTGCTTAGGGGAGAAGGATTAGGAGATGCAGTTAAGGCGGGAGCAATAGCAGGCGTTACAGCAGGTGCTTTGCAAGGGGCCACTAACGCTTTTGGCCAATCAGTAACCGCTGGGGGAACTCAAGCTCCTATTGAGTCTTATGTAGGTGAGGTTAAAACACTCGTCTCCCCGGCTCAAGCAGCGCCTCCTGCATTACCTTCGGTTCAAGAGCTTGCCGCAGGAAATCCCTCCTTAGCGTCTCTATCTGCTGACGCAGCGCCAGTTCAAGTGGGTGCTCCACTTGCTCCACGGCTTGACATTTCTTCGGCCCCGATTGAGGGCGTAAGTCCTCTTGGCTCTCAGGCCAGTGGGCAAACATTTGCTCCACGTGCTGCGCCATCCCCTGCCCCGCCAGGAGAGCTATCTTTCCAAGAATCAATGACTCGTGGGCCATTGTCTGAAATGGCTGCACGTCCTGTTCAAGGTCCTACAGATCTCTATGGCGAAGCAATTACTCCTCCTGGAGGTAACGCATATGCAAGAACGCCGCCTGTAGGCATGGGGCAAGGACAAGACCTCTACAAACAAGCCATCTCACCATCCGGAAACATGCCTCCTCCACCTTCTCCCAACACTGAACCGGGGTTCATGGACAAGGCTAAGGGACTATACGATAAGTACCTAAACCCCAAAACGCTTGGAGAAGTGCCTAAAGACGTTGTGAATAAAGCAGAAACTGCTTATTTGCAAAAGTTAACGGAAACCGGCAGTAGAGATCTTGCTAATAAAGCGTATGACGCAATTATTAAAGCGGGCACCCCAGGCGTGCTTGCAACCTACGGCCCCCTTGCGGCTGCGGGTCTTGCTGCAACAGCGGCACTGGGCGGCTTTGAGTCAAAGCCTGCGGCAGCACCGGATCTGGTGGCCATGGATCCTTTCAATCCGGCCTATGCCAAGCCTTTGCAGTTTGGTGGCATTTACGCCCCACGTGGTTACTACGCCCCACGGCCCAACCCGACCTATGAACCCCCTCCTGTAAGAAAAGCAGCCGACGGTGGGATCATGGCCCTTGAAATGGGAGGCACGACCTACCCACGCAAGCAGGGCCACATCAAGGGCCCTGGCACAGGGACCTCGGACTCTATCCCAGCCCTGTTATCTGATGGAGAATTTGTGTTCACAGCCAAAGCAGTACGTAACTTGGGCCAAGGCTCACGGCGAAAGGGCGCAAAACGCCTTTATGCGATGATGAAAATGCTTGAAGGACGTAAGGTGTAGTCATGAGCACAACCAATTTAACTAATACTGGATTAACCGCTCCTCCAACCCTAGCAGGAGGCATCCCTGGCCTGCCTGCGGGAGCCAATGTCCAGTATCAGGTAGGCTACGCCTCAGAGGATCCCCGTGTAGCGGCCTACAAGATCGGCCTGCTTGAAGAGGCACGAAACCTTTACAACAAGCCGCTTGCTGTACCTTCTTTTGAAGTAGCAGGGCCTTCCACTGGGCAGATACAGGCGGCTGATCTTGCACGTCAGGGTATTGGCACTTACACCGACTACCTTAACGAGGGCTATGCCAGCCTTGGCCAAGGACAGGGCATGGTGCAGGCAGGAGCAAGACTTGCTGGTGAACTTGACGTTGCGCCTGAATACCGCGACGCAAGAAAAGCGATGCAGGCAGGACTTGATGCAACAGGGCAGCTTTCAAGATATTCAGGATTGGCTGGTCAAGGCCTTGATGAGGTGCGCTCGGGTATCGGAGGCTTACAGTACGCGCGCGGCATGGTTCCAAATTACATGCAAGCGGGCCTGGGATCCTCAAACACAGCCATCAACCAAGCACTTGGAATTATGCAAGGTTCAGGGGGCCAATCTGACTTTACCCGAGAGTATGGCATTTTAGGGGGCGCACAAACCACTGCTCAAAGAGCTGCTAATGAAGCTGCTATGGCTGCGGCTGGTCCATCCGAGCGTGTGACCGCAGAAACCTTCACCGCTCCTGGAACTGCTGCAAAGTTCATGTCTCCCTACACGCAAAATGTAGTAGACATCCAGCAGCGAGAGGCTTTAAGGCAGGATGCGATTGCCAAACAGGCTCGGGCAGCGCAAGCTATTCGTTCAGGTGCTTTTGGCGGTACACGAGAAGGTGTTGTTGAGGCAGAAGCTCAACGCAATCTTGCAACACAGCTTGGAGACATTCAAGCACAGGGATTGCAGCAGGCGTTTCAACAGGCCCAGCAACAGTTCAATGCGGAACAGCAAGCCAAACTGGCTGCTGCTCAATCTAATCAACAGGCAGGCCTTACGGTGGGGCAATTAGGTTTGCAAGCCGCCGCTCAACGCTTTCAACAAGCTGGATTTGATGCCAATACCGCTATGCAAATGGCTCAGTTGGATCAGACTCAACAGCAACAGGCGTTGCAACAAGCGCAAGCCATTCAAGGCATTGGTGCATTGCGTGGTCAGCAGGCCTTGCAGCAAGCGCAAGTAGGTCAGGCAGGCGCACAACTTTACGGTTCTCTGGCTGCTCAGGAAGCTCAATTGGGAGGTATGTTGCCTGCTCAAATTGCTCAAGCCCAAGCGAGCATTGACGCTCAACGTGCAGGTCTTTACAACACCATGGGCTTAGGTATCGGCAACCTAGCAGCTCAACGTGCAGGTATTGACCTACAACGTGCAGGTGTTCTGGGTCAAGCGGGCGCGCAGATGGGACAGATGGGCATGCAGCAAGCTTCGTTAGGTCAGGCTGCCCAGCAGATGGGACAGGCCGATGTCAATACGATGATGGGCATTGGGGCGATGGAACAGGCCAACGAACAAGCGCAACTTGACGCTATACGTGCAACTACCACGGCTGAGACCATGGCACCTTATCAGCAGCTTGCCTTTGTTTCGGACATGTACCGAGGTGCGCCGAGCACGCAGAGCTCGTTGATTGGAACAAGTCAACCATCAGCAAGCCCGTTCCAAACCGCAGCTGGACTAGGTATCGCAGGTATATCGGCAGCGGCAGGGGCAAAAAAGGTAGGACTCCTTTAAGGAACCATGATGAAGTCAAAAGTACTGGATCGGCCCATGTTTAAGGGCGGCAAGATGGATCCTGATGAAGTCGGGATTATGTCCATTTTGATGGGCGAAGATGACGATATGGGCGGGGACGATGATGAGTCTGACATGGGTAAGCTCATGGACCGTCGGCCTGACTCGCCTGAGATCCTGATGAATAACCTGCGTGGTGACATGCGCTCGGTAGACGCTCGGTTTGAGGAGCTTGCCGATATGGTCGGCTATAACGCCGCCCAGCAAACACCGCCTGAAGTGCTTGCGCTTTTGCAACCTGTGCTTGCTGGTCAGCAACCGATGGCTGGCCCAATGCCCATGGCCCCTGGAGCTGCACCCCCGCCAATGGCTGGGCCTGCCGGTCCTCCTCCCCCGCCACCGCCAATGGCTGGGCCTGCCGGTCCAGGCATGCCTCCGGGGGCCGCTCCTCCACCGCCTGGAGGACCACCTCCAGGGGGCATTGGCTCACTGCCCCAGGGCATGGCCAGGGGAGGGCCTGTTGTTCAAAATTTTAAGCTAGGCTCCGATCCTGATGGTGTCGAAGCCAATGATAACGAACCATCTACAGAAATCGCAGCGACAGCAGCGGCAGATGTCGGTATCTCGTCGCGCCTGCTAACGCCTGAACAACGTCAAGCGGCAAAGAATGCTCTGTTTGCAGCTTTTGCACCTACTAAACCTTCTACGCGCACAATGGAAACACGTGTGGCAGATGCAACTAAGTTGTATCAAGGCCTGCTTGGGCAAGACAAAAGCTCCACCCAAGCGCAAATGCTTTTTGACCTAGCAGGAGCAGGACTTGCACTGGCCGGAAATGTGGATCCACGCACGGGGCAACCGCTTAGGGGTTCTTTGGCGTCTCGTATTGCAGGTGCTGCCAGCCAGCTTCCGGCGCAGATCGGTGCGCGTGCTTCGGAAGCAGAGAAGATGGCGCAACAGATCAAGTTGCTAGGTCTTCAGGCGGCTGAGAAGGAACGTGAATCCGAGCGTGCCGCAGATCTTAAGCGCGAAGCATTGAAGGCGACGATTGGCCGTGACATCCTCAAAGGCGAGACGCAGGAGGCTATTGCTACTGCCAAAGAAGCGAGGCGTGCAGCGGATGCCGCAGAAAGGGCAAAGAATGTAGGCTTAACACCTGCTCGCCAAAAGGCGCTCTTGGCAGATATGGATCTGGTTAACGTTTATGCGTCTGGAGCACCGTTGACGGATCCAAATATTGCAGCCCTTGAGCTCTCGATTAATCAAGAGTATTTGCAGCCTCCGATTGTTGAACGATACAGAGACCCTGATACAGACAGGATGATTGAAAGAACGATGCCTAGGGCTCAGATGCCTGACTACATTGCGCAGGCAGTAAGCATGCGAGCCAAGGCCCTTGGATCACGGCCCACGGCTACGGCTCCGACCTCGACGGCTGCTCCAGTCTCTGCACCAGCAACTATTGGAACTACTGCTCCTGCTACCCAAGCATCAACGGCCCCTGCCGCCGCTCAAACATCCACACCCACTATCGGTCAAGCGGTGCCAACAAGTCTGTATCGCTTGGCAGCAACCGGGACGGGACCCCTGAACCTGCTTCGTTCAGGTATTGCTCGCGTACCATTGGTTGGCGGTATGGTGGATCCAAAGTATGAACAGTCTGTCACTGAGATCAATAACTCGGTTGTGCAGGTGGTCAAGGCACTTCAAGAAACGACGCGCATGGCTAACGCGGAGCGCATGGATATTGAGGAGCGTCTTAACGCTTTACCAAGATTTATTGATCGCCCGGAGGCTTTCCAGAATCGCTTAGTCGGTTTAGATAATGTGCTGGCTGGTATTGAAGACAGTGCTGTGAAAAAATCAAAAGAAGAAAATATTGGTGCAACACGTCGACAAGAGGCCGAGCAGAAAATCAGTGAAGTACGACGTATTCGTCAAATGGTTGGACTTCCTATCCGAGTGCATTCAATCCAACAGGCTCAATCGCTTCCTCCTGGTACTGAGTTTTTGTATGTTCCAACTAACCAATTCAGGGTTCGCCAGTAGGAGTCGCTATGGCCGATAAACCGTTAAGCATTGATGACATTTCTCGTCCTGCTGGAGAAGTTTCGGCAAAGGAGAAAGACGATCTCTCTAGCATTTCATCTGCCGCGCAGCCTGAAGCAGATGTGATAGATGCTGCCAAAGAGTACGCCAAGGGCCTTGTGCAGGGACTCACGGAACAAGCGCCTTCGGCAGGTGGTTTGTACGGCGGCGCACGTCTAGGTTTCCAGGCCGGAACAAGAATTCCTTTTGGCCAGCCCTATACCACGGTTGCTGCAACTGTTGCAGGGGGTTTGACGGGATTAGTTGGTGGCAGTCAGCTCGGTGAACAGCTTTACAAGAAAATCAACGAGGAACAGCCTACGCTCAGTGGCCTAATAGTGCCCCCACAAGCACCCAATCCTGAGCTCAAGCCGTTTCGCGAGGCTGGCAAGACAACAGGTGGGGGCTTGGCCTTTTTGCCTTTGGGCTACACCATTCCAGCCACCACAGGTGTTCGGGTACTCGATTTCATAGGAAAGCTTGGCACTTTTGCACGTTCGCATCCCATTTTGTATGGTGCGCTTGAAACACAGTCTGCTGTTGGATCCGGTATTGGCGCAGGTGTTGCTGAGGCTACATTTCCAGGGGAAACAGGACCACGCATCACAGGCGAGGTTGTTGGCGGGTTACTTAACCCATCAAAACTGATCACAACGGCATCGTTGCCTCTTGTTGATCTTATTAAGCGAGGTGTAAGCCGGTTTTCCGCAGGGCAGCGTGAAGCACGGGCCGCGAACCGTCTTGCTGCCATCTTGGAAGAAAGTTTCCAGCCTGAACTGCGTCAGGCAGATCCTGAGAAGTGGGCAGATGCCTACAACAACGATTACCTGCCGCGTTTGATCCAGGCATTAAAAGACCCTGGCATTGTTCCAGGCATGACGTCTGCACAAAAGACAGGCGATCTTCCGTTGACCGTGCTTGAAACATCACTCGCACGACAAAACGATGAGTTTGGGCCAAAGGTTGCTGAACAAGGGCGCAAGGCTCAAGAAGCTGTGATCCGAATGATCAACATGCTCAATCAGTCGGGCGATCCGACGATGTTGCAAGAAGCGGCACGGTTACGTGACAGTTACCTGCGTCAACTCTTAGACGGTCGCCTTGCTGCTGCTGACGCTAAGTCAGCGATTGCAATTGCCGGAATCAGCAAAGACAGTCCTGCCAATCGCGCAAGGATCGGGCAGCTTATTCGCGACAATGTTGACAGCGCTCTCAAAGACGCTCGCGAAGTCGAACACACGCTTTGGTCTGATGTACCAAAAGCTATCCGGGCGCAGGTCAATGAGACCGTAGCGGCTATGCAAAAACAAGGCGCTAATAAAGATCAAATCCAAGCAGCGGTAGCCCGTTTGACTGATGGGCAGGCTGTTGTTGCCAACAGCTTTACCAAACAGTTTGACGCCATTCGCTCCGAGATGTCACCTGAGTATTACAACCGCGAGTTCCCGGCGATCGTTAAAGATATCTACGGAAGGCTTTCCCGGGCAAGGACGGTTAAGGGGACACCTCCTGATGAGCTATTTGCTTTAGGCAAAGAGGCTAATCCTGAGCTTGCTACCGCACTTAGCACTGCTCAAAAAGACCTGCAAACAACGAAGGCATCCATTGATGCTAATAATGAACTAACAAAACAACTGGGTACGATCACCAAAGGTAATAACTATGTCTTGCATGTATACACGCCAGAACCGCCCTACAGGAGATCTTTAGACCTATCCACAGCAAATGCTAAACAAAGGGAATATGCAAAGAACTTAATTGACGTGGCACTTGGCAAAGCTTCGCGTGATTCACTCCCAGAAGCCCAGCGTCAATATGAAATAGTCGATATTACTAAAGGAAAGGGCGATAAAGAAGTAAGGATTGGCTCTGTTGATTTAGCTAATCTACGTAGGGCGGGAACTGTCAAAGAGACTTACAAAACACTCCAGAATCAAGTTAAAGATATAGAAAAGAGTCTCATCGAATCCGGCAAAGACTTCGTTCGCCGTGGTGCAATCAACGTCGGCGATCTGGTCAACGCGCGTCGCGACATGCTCCGTTTGGCCATGGACGCTGAGGCAAGAGGCGAGCGCGCTAATTACGCCTTCTACTCCAAGTTCTCTGAGGCATTGCTTGATGACATGGAACAGGTGCGCAATCCTGCCTATGACGCAGCACGCGCCTTTTCCAAGGAACTGAACGATAGCTTCACCCGTACCTTTGCGGGAGATATGCGCGCGATTGGTAAGACCGGGGCCGAGCGCATCATCCCCGAGGTCCTTGTCTCACGGGCCTTTAGCGGTAATTCGGACATCGTTAACGCTCGTTTACAGCAGATCCAAGACGCCGTCGATATGCTGCCGCGTCTGCACAGTCAGTATGTTGCAGACTTCGGGCCTAACGACCCAAGGACCAGGATCCTTGAAGATGCAGTCAATAGAGCAGGACCCCGTGCCGTCTCAACCGCTGATGCTGTTGACCGCGCCACGCGCCTAGCGGCTGCTGCTTCCATTGATCCGCAGACCAATCGTTTGAACACCACACGTTTATCGCGTTGGTTAAACGAAAACGAGACGTTGGTTGATAGCATTCCAGGCCTTCGTTATGATTTAGAAAACAGCATCCGCGCGCAGAACTCGTTGGACCTGATTACTAAGCAAAACTCTGCCATCTCAAAGAAGATTGACAAGCAGGTTGCTTTCTCAAAATTCCTGGGCGAGAACCCCTCTGAAGCAGTGGCCGATGCGATCAATAGCAAGAACCCTGCACTGAGCATGCGGCGCTTGGCTCAAGCAGCAAGCACCGGTATGACACGTGGCCAGAACCAGGACATGGTCGATGCGTTGAAATCGGCTGTCTACGACTACGCCTACGCCAAAGCAGGCGGTGACAAGCTCAACTTCAAGGCCTACAACGACGTGTTCTTTGCCCCGACTTCGACAGGCAGGCCAGCCCTGGCTGACATCCTGGTTGATAGCGGCGTCATGAACCGGGGTGAGCTTGCCAATATCAAAAAGCTGACAGGCGAGCTCTCGCGCATTGAATCCGTCATGGGAAATAAGCAAATCCTTGAGCGCGTGCTTGAGACCTCAGATGCCGTGGAAGATCTTGTGCTTCGCGTGATTGGTGCAAGAATCGGCGCAGGTGCAGCCGAAGGCGGGTCAACACTGATTGCTGCCTCGGCAGGTTCAAAGATGATGCGTGAGATGTTTGATCGCATGCCTAATGAGAGCGTTCGTGGACTACTTGAGCAAGCAGCAAAAGATCCGGCATTTATGGTCCGGTTGCTTGAGAAAGGGCGCTCGGAGCAAGACAAAATCCGCTTTGCAAAACAGTTGCGTGGCTACCTTATCAACGCCGGTTTAACGGCTGCGGAGGAAGAAGAACAACCCGCTCCAGCCGCGCAAGTGCCTGCCCCTCAACAAACAGCACAAAAGATGCTCAGAAAACTTCCAGCAGCCCCTCAAGCAAGAGGCCTCCTCGGCTCATTCTCCCCGGCCCAGCAACCCGGACGCCCACAGGCTCAAGCCCCAGGGGGCCAGCCTAACCCGCAGGCAAGAGAGATGCTTCAAAAGCTCTTCCCGTTTGATGCGGTGTTACGGTAGAAGTTCTCTACCCGCTCAAGCCAGCCTCTTTTGTATTGAAGAAACTCCGATCCGGTGGTCGTGAACACTTGCGTACCACCGGATTGCATCGCCATCATCACCACGCCCATCTCGATCTCGGTCCCAAACTGGTAGTCATGCGCTAGTGCGTAGGCAGATAGTTGGTGAAAGTAATCCGTGATCCATTCATGACGCTTCGGTTTGTTGGATTGCTTAAAGTCAATGATCGCTGGCTTGCCCTTGTACAAGCCCACCATGTCCGTGGTCCCTGCATATCGTTTCGGCATGTACAGCGTAATCTCCGAGCCCCAGATCTCCGTGATGTGGTGAAACTGCTCGTTAATAAGGCGATAGCCCATCTCATAGCCCCTGATCGCCTCCCACGTGTAGGGAGCAGGCAGATCGTGCCCTGCAATCATGTGCTCAATGGCACTGTGCATATGCGTGCCCGTTGTTGCTGCTGTGACCTTGATCCGCTCGGCTTCCTCTTTGCCAACCCGCTGCATCCACTCATCAAGCTTGGCCTTGTCCTTGGTGGCATCCAGGATCCGAGTCACGCTCGGTAGCCGCTGATCACCGTAGGTGCGCCCACCGTCACCATCGTGACGGGCAAGCTTTTCGTAAGCGTACTTCTCGTGGATCGGGATCAGATGAGCCATTGTTTAAGTTCCTCACCAAGGACTTGGGTTGCAATATCAATCTTATCGCGCAGGGCTTTGACGATCTTCTCATCGATCGTCTTGGGAGCAATCAGGTCCACGTAGGTCACCTTGTTGACTTGGCCGATGCGGTGAGCACGGTCCTCGGATTGCAATCGTTTTTCTAGATCAAAACTGTTGCTGTAATAGACAACGACACTTGCCGCTGTAAGCGTGATCCCATAGCCCCCCGTCTGCGGGTTGCCTACGAAAAACCGCATCGAGGAACTTGGATCTTGGAACTTCTCAATCACACGCTGGCGCTCGTCTAACTGGGTGTCACCGTAGTACACGCCCACCGAATCCATGCCGTAAGCTTTCTGTAAGGCAAGGTGAATGGCCTCGATGTTGTGCCTGTAAGTTGCCCAGATGATGATCTTGCCGCTTGTCTCTTCGATGACATTGAGCAACTCTTGGATGCGATTGTTGGGTAGCTCTTGCACGGCCCCATCATCAAGCTTCACGAATCCACAGACGATCTGGTGCAGCCGCATCAGTTGGGTGAGCGCGTTGACCGTGGACACCGTGCCAGTATCAAACTGTGCAAGCGCCATGCCCTTCATCTGGTTATAAGCGAGTGCTTGTTCATCGGTCAGATCCACATCGCGCCGCACAAAAAGTTTCTCAGGCAGATCGAGACATTCCTCCTTGGTGACCCGAAAGCTAAAACGGCTGACCAGCATTTGCAATTCATTAAGCCGTTGAAAGCCAACGACTTGCTTAAAGGTGTGGCTCGCGAGCCGTCGCTCAATGACCACGCCATAGCGCGATTGAAATGCATAGAAACTATCCGTGCCTAGGCAATCAGCAGACAGGAAGTTGCACTGAGCGAACAAGTCCATCGGAGTCTTTGTCACAGGCGAGCCTGTCATGATCCGACGGAATCGGGCAAGCCTGCCAACTTTTAGAATGTTCTTGGTCCGTGCAGCGGTATGCGTTTTGATGGTCGTGCTCTCATCGACTGCCATCATCACCGTGTGCGACAAGACAAACCGCTGCGCGAAGAGCCTGCCCTTTTCCGTTGAGAACGCTTCAACATTCATCACAAGGATCTTTAAATCCTCGGTGACCTCAAAGATGGCATCCAATGCGGCCTTCTCAGCCTTGCGAGGCGAAGGCGTCCAGAGCGCTGCGCGGTAGATAACATGCTCGGGCATGTGCTTTGGGATTTCTATATCGATCCAGTTCCTGTAAACACCTTTAGGTGCAACAATCACCGCAGCGTTGACCTCGCCGTTGTCATATAGCATGGCTAAGTTATTGATTAACATATAACTTTTGCCTGTGCCCATGTCAGCGAAAAGCGCTGCAAGCGGCTTGCGCCAGAACCGTTCTAAATACGCCTTCTGATGCGCAAAGGGTTTGTTTCGATACGGGTAATTGGCTAAGTATTGCTCTTCCATTCGTTATCCTTTCTGGCAGGACTTGCATGTCCTGAAATCGAAGTGTACACTGAGTTCTCGATTTGAGAAAGGAGAAAGGCGTGGCAAAAGTCTATGCCGTTACAGAAACTGGGCAACACAATATCTCGACTGCGCTTGATTTTGGTCAGGTAGAAATCATTCTTCCCGACAATGTGCAGATTGCATTTAGCGTTGCGCCCACCGTTGCACGCGTGCAGCGTAAGCTTGAGAAGTTCACTGACGATGACTACCTGCTCTTCATCGGCGACCCTACCGCGATCGGCATTGTCAGTGCCGTTGCAGCATCCAAGAACAACGGACGCTACAAATGTCTTAAGTGGGATCGGCGTGATCGGCGGTATATTCCCATCCAGGTTGATTTGTTCCCCAAGAAAGGAGAAAGCTATGAGTGATATGTTTGAACAAGATGCCCACGCACTGACGGTGGGCGACGATAAGCTTGCTGGTATTGCCCAGCTTGCCAAGCGCGCTAAGTTTTTGGAAAAAGAAATCCTGGACTTGGAAGCGAGCCTGACCGAGCGCAAGGACAACTACCGCAAGCTGACCGAGGAATCATTGCCCGAGGCGTTTGCCGAGCTTGGCCTTAAAAGCTTTGCGATGGAAGACGGCAGTAAGATTGAAGTCAAGCAGTTCTACAGCGCCACAATCAGCAAGGAGCGACAGGCCGAGGCCTTTGCTTGGCTGCGCGAGCGTGGCTATGACGACATCATTAAGAACACCGTCACGGTGCGTTTTGGTCGTCGCGAAGACGAGCTTTGTGCTCGTTTATTGAATCTACTGGCAACGCAAGGCTACATGGCCGAGCAGGGTCAGAAGATAGAACCCCAGACCCTCAAAGCCTGGGTGAAAGAGATGCTGGTCGGCGGTAAAGAAGTACCCACTGAACTTTTCGGTGTGTACGTCGGCAACAAAGCCAGCATCAAGTCCAATTAATCACGAACCAAGGATCAAGATCATGGCAAAAGCAGATCTAGCAATAAAGAGTACCGGCACGGCACTGGCATTGGCTGACGCATTTGAGGCCGATGCTGGCGCAGGTTTGGAGCAGATGAATAAGGATGACTTTGCGCTTCCTTTTTTGAAGGCTCTGACCAATAACTCTGATGAAATCGGAGTTGTCGAGGGGGCTATGCCTGGGATGATTTTCAACACGGTAACCAAGGAACTCTTCGATGGCAAGAAGGGTATCGTTGTGGTCCCGACCGCCTACGTACGGCAGTACATTGAGTGGGCACCGCGTGGCAGCGGTTCATCGGGCGCACCTGTGCATATCTACCCAGCAACATCCGATATCCTAAGTCGCACCAATCGCGTTGCGGGTGACAACAAGGACTATCTGGATAACGGGAACTACATTGAGAACACCGCCAATCACTATGTGATGATGGTGGATGAGGAAGGTATCCCGACCCCTGCACTCATCGTTATGAAGTCCACGCAACTGAAGAAGTCCAGGAAGTGGAACAGCATGATGATGTCCGTCAAACTGATGGGCAGAAATGGTCCTTACACGCCGCCAATCTATAGCCAGATGTACCGGCTCACGACCACGGCAGAGAGCAACGACAAAGGCAAGTGGTACGGTTGGGAAGTTGAGCGCATTGGCTCGATTCCTACCGAGCAGATTGCCTCGGTTTACATGCCTGCGAAGCAGTTTGCAGAGTCTGTAAGTCGTGGGGAAGTGAAGGTCAAGCATGAAACCGAAGGCGGTGACGTGCAAGATGCAAACATCCCCTTCTGATTGATGTGGGGGAAAGCCGGGAAACCGGGGAGTACCCCGTTGTGAGAAAGCAGAAATGACTGACATCAAACGCTTCAAGGCGATCTTTGAGGGACTGGATATCGCCTACGGAACCTACCGAATAGAGAAGGCGAGGGGAGATGGCAAACAAGCGGGAAAGGCCGTGGTGGTTAGACAGCCGCCCGTGGATGAACTATGGGTCAAGCATCTTCAGGGGGTTGAGCCTTCTCTTGGCATTATCCCTATCCGTGCTGATAACAGTTGCACTTGGGGCTGCATTGATATTGATCAATATCCCCTCGATCACAAAGGCGTTGTGGAAAAAATCGCGAGGCTGAAGCTTCCACTCGTCGTTTGCCGCTCTAAATCAGGCGGCGCTCATGTGTTCCTTTTTACTCAGACACCTGTTCCTGCGGCGGACATGCGCAAGTACCTTACTGCTGCGGCTGCACTGCTCGGGGAGGCGGGCAGAGAGATTTTCCCCAAACAAAGCGAGATCCTTGTTGATCGAGGCGATACCGGGAACTTTCTGAACCTGCCTTACTTTGGCGGTGATGAAACGCTGCGTTATGCGATTAAGAGCGATGGCGCAGCAGCCACGCTTGAAGAGTTCTACAGACTCTATGACGAAGCGGTTCAAGCGCCACCGCTCACGTTTCCCGAGGAGCCACCAAAGCCCGAACAACCCATTAAAGACGGTCCCCCATGCTTACAAACGTTATGCGCGCAGGGCTTTCCTGAAGGCACCCGCAACAATGGCCTTTTCAACATCGGCATCTACCTTAAGCGCACAGGCGCGCATAACTGGGAAGATAAGCTTGCTGAGCACAATCAAAAGTACTTTGGTCCCCCATTGGGATTGAGCGAGTTGCAGGTTATCGTTAAGCAACTGACAAAAAAAGATTACAAGTACAAGTGTAAAGATGCGCCGATTAATTCATTTTGTAATGCTGGTCTTTGTCGTACTCGTAAGTTTGGCATTGGTGCCGATGGCCCTGATGCTCCTCAAATGTCTGCCCTCTCCAAGTACAACAGTGAGCCTCCATTATGGTTCCTGGATATCAACGGAAGGCGGGTTGAACTCGACACGGAGAGTCTATACAACCAAGCGGCATTCCAGAAAGCCTGCATGGAAAAGATCAATCTCCTTCCGCCGACGCTACGCAAACAGGATTGGGAACAGGTCCTCAATGCACTCTTGCGCGAAATGGTCGAATTAGAGCAGATCCAAGAGGCATCAGAAGACACCACCATCACAGGACGATTCACAGCGCTCTTGGAAGAGTTCACCACGCACATCCAGCAGGCCATGGACCGTGATGAAATCCTCATGGGCAGACCCTGGGTGGATGAGGAAGATCAGAAGGTTTATTTCCGCATCAAGGATCTTGAAGACCATCTCACGCGCAATAACTTCAAGGGCCTGAGTGCGCCTAAGATGGCCCAGAGACTGCGAGACATTGGCGGTGAGCCGTTGCCCTTGTTCCTTAAAGGTCGCACCACGCGAGCGTGGCGTATCCCGTGCTTCCCGAAACAAGAAGCACCTTTTGAAACGCCGACTGCGAAGAAGGGGAGTCCGTTCTAATGAGTACGCAGAAAGTGTTTGGTCCTCCCGGGACCGGCAAGACCACGTATCTCTTGAACGTGGTTCAAGAAGAACTATCCAAGGACACCGCCTCAAACAAAATTGGCTACTTTGCCTTCACCCGCAAAGCGGCCAATGAGGCGCGTGATCGAGCGATTGTGAAGTTCCCGCATCTGAACCCAATCACGGACTTTCCCTGGTTCAGGACGTTGCATTCACTGGCCTTTCGCTGTCTTGGGATTAACAAGAGCGAGATGATGCAAGATGAGAACTACAAAGAGTTTGGCAAGACCTGCGGCTTGCAAATCGTTACAGAAAATGACGCTGATGGGTTTGTCTCGCGCGCGGACAACGCCATCCTGAACGAGATCAACCTTGCACGAATCAAGGGCCTTGATCTGAAGGCTCACTATAACCAGTCCTCGCTTGATATCGAGTGGTTTCACTTTGAGTATGTGGAACGCGCCTACCGTCAGTACAAAGGCGAGAACGGTCTGCTTGACTTCACCGATCTGCTTGAGATGATCGTGCAAGAGCCTTACCCGCTACCGCGCCTTGACGCATTGATTGTGGATGAATCACAAGATCTCTCACGCCTGCAATGGCAGTTAGTCAAAGAACTTGCCAAGCGCGCTACCCGTGTTTATCTGGCAGGTGACGATGATCAGGCGATCTATAACTGGGCCGGGGCTGATGTGGATTCGTTTCTCACCTACCCAGGCGAAGTCAAAGTTTTAAACAAGTCCTATCGCATCCCTGCTAAGGTCCATATGCTTGCCGAGCGCGTCGTTAAACGCATCCACCATCGACAGCCTAAGCAGTGGTCTTCGCGAGACGAAGAGGGCAGCATCCAAACTTACGGACATTTCTCCCAGGTCAACATGACAGAGGGCGAGTGGCTCGTGATGGCCGCTGCGAACTACATGCTCGATGACATGCCTGAATGGCTCAAGAGCCAGGGGCTGCTTTTCGAGCGCCACGGCCACCGGAGCATTGGCGAGAAAGTGCTTGCAGCGGTGTACGGCTGGGAGGCGCTGCGCAAGGGCAATGAGGTGCCCCTGTCGATTGTGAAAACGATTTACTCGTATCTTGACTCAGGGCTCATTGCTAAAGGATTTAGAACCTTGAACAGTGCGCCCGAGGATCGGATGTACTCGATCAAGGATCTTCATGCGAAGTGGGGCTTGCTGACTGATGGCATTTGGCACGAGGTGCTGACCAAGATCAGCATAAGTCAGCGTGAGTACATCATTGCTTTACTGCGGCGTGGCGTGAAACTTAATGCAGCGCCGAAGATCAAATTGTCCACGATCCATGGCGCAAAAGGTGGAGAAGCTGATAATGTTCTACTTTTAACAGACCTGTCTACCAAGTTTGCTAAAAGTTATGACACCAACCCTGATGACATCAATCGATTGCTTTATGTCGGCATCACACGAACCCGCAATGTGTTGCACTTGGTGCTACCCCAATACAATCAAAAGGGCTTTCGCCTGTGAGCAACCATGCATACTAACTTCTCGGCTTCGATATGAGCACACTCCCGCTATTCCCGCCCACTTCCGAGTGGGTTCCCCCAGCCTCTTTTCCTGATCTGTCTGACGCTAAGGAGATTGCAATTGATCTGGAAACGTGTGACCGAAACCTGGAACGGTTTGGCCCCGGATGGCCAAGAAATGACGGTTACATTGTCGGCTACGCCATTGCTGTTGACGGATGGCGAGGCTACTACCCAGTTGCTCATGAGGGTGGAGGTAACCTTGACCGTGGGATTGTTGAGCGATTCATTCGACGTGTGCTTGACCTTCCATGTCCCAAGATCATGCACAACGCCGCCTACGATCTTGGATGGCTTCTCGCCGCTGGATTTAATGTGCGGGGTCGAATCATTGACACCATGGTCGCTGCTGCTTGCATCGATGAAAACCGATTCAGCTACGCCCTTAACGCCCTCGGTTTCGATTACCTCAAAGAGGTTAAATCTGAACAAGGACTAAAAGAAGCCGCACAAGATTTCGGTGTTCACGCCAAGAAAGAACTGTGGCGCTTGCCTGCCATGTTTGTGGGCGATTATGCCGAGCAAGATGCTGCGCTCACGCTCAAGCTTTGGCAGCATTTCAAGACCGTCCTGCGCACGGAAGAAGTTGAATCGATCTTTGACCTAGAGACTGAACTGCTGCCTGTCCTGGTTGGCATTACCAAGCGCGGCATTCGTTTTGATCGGGATCGCGCAGCCAAGCTTGTGGGCGAGATGCAAGACAAAGAAGCTCAACTGGTCAAGGCCATTCGCAAGGCCTGCGGTTCGCCCGTGGACATCTGGGCCGCAGCCAGCATCGCTACGGGGTTTGACAAACTCGGGATCCAATACCCAAGGACCACGAACGGCCTGCCAAGTTTCACCAAGAGTTTCTTAGATACTCACGAACACCCGATCTGCAAACAGATCGTTGAAGCACGCGAACTCAACAAGACCCACGGCACGTTCTTGCAGCCTTACCTGGACTTCTCTGCGCACGATGGTCGCATCCATCCACACATCAATCAGATCCGATCCGATGATGGCGGCACGGTCACAGGCCGACTCTCCATGGCCAACCCTAATCTGCAACAGGTGCCCGCGCGCCACGAGGTCATTGGTCCGATGGTGCGGGGTTTATTTCTGCCTGAAGAAGGGCAGATGTGGGCTGCGAATGACTTCTCCTCTCAAGAGCCGCGTTTACTGGTTCACTATGCAAGCCTCTTGAACCTGCCTGGGGCCGATGACATGGTCGCTGCTTACAGGCAAGACCCCCGCACGGACTTTCACCAGATGGTCGCGGACATGGCAGGCATTAAACGCAAGGCTGCCAAGACAATCGGTTTGGGGTTGATGTACGGCATGGGCAAACAAAAGCTTGCCAATAGCCTTGATCTGCCACTTGATGAAGCCGATGAACTGATGAAGAAGTTTCACCAGAACGTACCCTTCCTGCGTGGTACGGTGGATGCTGTGATGCGCCGCATCGAGCACCGTGGTTCAGGAGGCGCGATCCGTACACTCTTAGGTCGCAAGTGCCGCTTCCCGCTTTGGGAGCCCACTGAGTGGGGCATCAACAAGGCACTGCCTTTTGAGGAGGCCTCGATTAAATACGGCCCAAGGATCAAGCGCGCGATGACCTACAAAGGCCTAAACCGATTGATCCAAGGCTCTGCTGCTGATCAAACCAAGCGAGGTCTTGTTGAGCTTCACAAGCAAGGGTTTACGCTGCTCTTGCAGGTGCATGATGAGATTGCGCTCTCGGTCAACAACCGTGAAGAGGCCCAAGAGGCTGCGCACGTGATGGCCACTGCCGTGCAGCTTGAGGTGCCATCAATTGTTGATGTAGAGACTGGACGTTCCTGGGGAGAGGCTGCATAATGATTGCGGTAGTGTCCATAGCTACTTCTCCTGTTGTTGTGACGATGTTGGCCCGTGGTCCAAGGATCACGGGTCTTTTTTATGGCTAAGAAGAAAGGCCGACCACGCCTGTGGTTTAAGCGCGAGAAAAAGCCCATCTCGCCCTCACGCAGGCAAACAAAACCATGGTGTACGGTGATGCTGCCGCTGGAAGCCTATGCCATGCTCACGGAGTTGAGTGAGTTTCATATCGTTTCGCGCTCCACCATTGCACACCGATTGATTTACGCGGAGTTTTTACGTACACTTTCTCGCGTAGACCCCGAGAAAGCTAAAGAAATGGAGAAAGAATTTGAAGCGCGCTTTCACAATCCCGTTATCGAACGTGTTGAATGAGTTACAAGTACTCGTTCAATACGAAGTCCTGCCAGCCGAGGCGGGGTTGCCGGAGCAAATCGATATAAAAACCGCATGGCTGGATCTTGAGCACCAGGATCGGCCAAGACGTGTCAACATTCTCGGTGCACTGACCGAGTCAAACCTCATGCTTTTGGAGGATGAAGCCTTTGAACACCATCGATCGTTACAAAAGATTGTCCAAGACCGGGATCCGCGCCAACTTGAACTACTTCCAGAACCGTATAGATCGGTTGAAGCGGGAGCTACGCGAGTTGGAGTTCCAGTACCAATGCAATATCTCAGCATACTCGTGGAAGATTGACAATGAAGGAGAACCCTATGCAACACCTGACCGACCGACTGCGGCTCATGGCCGAGCAAATGACTGACATGGAAGACGCACGCACGATCATGTATGCGGTCAATCACATTGAAGCAGCAAGGACTTGGAAGATCCGATGGGCCGAGGCTGATGAAAAATTACACAAGCTTCACGCGATGCACGACAAACTACTGAGGGAATACAATGAATACAGAAAACAGCACGGAGACTGATCCGTTTCCAATTAGCCCTGAACAAATGAAGTGGCCGTTCAGAACAGAAAAAGAACGAAAAAAGATCATCAAATGGCAACACAAACAAAAAAGACGTGGTAAAGTAAACGAACTCGATGACATCGAGTTAGCACCCTACTGATACAGGAGAAAGAAGATGGAAGAACGTCAATGGAAGTCCGGGTCCGATGTCCTAGCAAAGTTTCGTACACAGCCTGCTGCCAAGACGCTTACGCGTTTTGATCTGCGTGGTGCAAAAGACATCGACAACCAACCAATCGAAGAGATCGAGTACTGTTTTCGCGGCGTCGGTTTAATGGTCAACATTAAACGCGAACAACGCGACACCTGGATCCCACCGAGTGAGGATCCTTTCTACAAGGCCAAATGGGCCTTCTACAAGGCACTATTTTCAACAGGAGAGTAATGATGGAAGCAGTTAAGAAAGTCTCACCGCTCAAGGGCCGTAAGCTCGGTCCACGCAAAGGACCGTCACCTTTGAAGGGCCGTAAGCTCGGTCCACGCAAGCCTAAGCCCCTCGTCGTGCCCTTGGGTGTTTTGGAAGCCGTGCAGAAGTCAAAGCGCGACCCGATTGATGAAGCTATCAAACTTGGATTGAATGTTAATACGCTCTTGCAAGAGCGTGCTCAGAGCTACGGCACGTTTGTCTCGCTTGCCAAGACCGCGCAAGAGTTTAAGAGCGTGCTTTACAGGGAACTTGGCTCAAGGAACAAGCGCCTTGCTGATGATCAGGCTGAAGCACTTGACATGATCCTTCATAAGATCGCTCGGATCATCAACGGCAATGCGGACCACGTTGACTCATGGGCTGACATCGCGGGCTACTCGACACTCGTTGCCGAGCGGCTGCAAGGCAGGTCGCTATGAGATGCGATGACGATTTAAAAGAAACCATCCGGGCAAGCCAGGAGTTGATGATTAAAACCACTGCGCTTTTTAACAATGAGGATGCTGACACGGTCGTGTACGTGATGAGTTGGTTGATGGGTATTTACGTGCATAGTCTTGTCGATCGTGAGCTAATGAGCAAAGAACAGGCCTTGCAATCGATTCGTGAGCTTATCGATTCAGCCTATATCGCTCAAGGGGAGAACGATGATGACTAAGGACCATGAAGCCATTGTCCACGTGATCAAAGTGGCGCTGGACCATCATGAGTGGCGGCTTGTGCGCCACTTAACACGGCTCATCGAGATGCTGGATGCTGATGATGCATCGCACCTTGCTGACCCACCCGCTTTTCTAACACGTAGTGAGGATCTATGAAAGTACATCTGACAAAATCACAGGCCGATGGCAAGGCCTTTGCAAACACGGCTCCCGAGCCAGTGTTCGTGCTCAATGGCCTGATCTATCTGCCTCACTACTGCATGCCAGTGTGGGTGCAGCCAGGATCATTCATCACGTCACTGAACCACCGCACCAAGTTCATGGAGTACAAGGAAGACGAAAGCAAGAGGCTCTCTGCCTCGGAACTTTTTGCGCGTGGGGCGTTGGTTGAAGAAGATCTGCTCTGGCCACGTGAGTGGACCAAGGGCTGGCGCAACTGGTTGAGGCCCTAATCATGGGAATGCTGACCGATTACGAGGCAAAGGCCTTCAGCTACGTTCAGCTACGCAAGACACCACCTTCGGTTGCTGAGGTGGCCTTGCATCTGATGACGTCCAGGCAAAACGCTCACCGCATTCTTACGAGTCTGGTTCGTAAAGGGGTACTCAAAAGCTTTATGCAAAAGCCTGCCAAACAACGCCATGAGCGACGTTACTGCATGCCTGATGCTGTGCCTATAGCGGCTAAGTTATCACCGCTCAAGGACAAAGCACCATTGAAACCGGCCGGTCGCCCACGGACCGAGGAAAAGATAAAAGAGATGAGCTTTTTTAACGATCCATTCAACATGACAGGGGTGCGTCATGAGTCCTGCACATAAGTTCGCCATGTTAGCCGCATGGCTTGAGGGTTACGCCGAGGGCTTACCTGACTACTGCACTAATGAGAAGTTCAAGATTAAAGAAGCAGCAGAGTTATTAATGGAAGTGTACGAGCAGCGCATGAAGGAAAAAGAAACATGGAAACAACATGCGGGGGATCGAGCATGAGCAAGATTATTAAGTTCACAGGTGTAACAAAATTAGATTTGCCAGTAGACAGGGTACTTGATGCGGCAAAAGAAACTCTTGATGGCGTAGTCATCATGGGTTACACGACAGACGGGGAAGAATATTTTGCGTCAACCTACGCCGATGGCGGCACGGTGCTGTGGCTAGCGGAACGCATGAAGAAGATGTTATTAGAGGTGGAAGCATGAGCAGAGAAGCTATGAAACAACCCGAAGCCTTGTGGCTGGCTGATGCTTTGGATGACGAGTTCACGCAAGGCAGAATCAGTA